TTAAGATAATGACACCAGGGACCGACCCCAAGGAATGCGGGAATTGCACTCTTTCATTTGCGTCTAGTACTCCAGACGTAAAAGTAATTATATCCATAAAGCCAGGCGCTGCACGGAAATTCCAGCCTACATAATTACTAACAGCGTTATTAATGTTTCCATCGTTAGCTTGTAATTTATACCCATCTGAATCAAAAGAAATTAAACCGTTATTATTTTCAGGTTGAGTAGTATCTGAACTTAGAGACCTTGTTACACCTCTTAAAGTATCAAACAAAAAGTGCATTTGATTGTTACTTCTAGATTTTATCCACACAAGGGCTTTGCTAGTGTTGTCAATTCCAGTTATGACTTTCTTTTCTACTGGATCACTGCCTGTGTAAAGCGTCGTACTAAACGCAGCACTCGTTCCAGCTGGTGCGGTGCCGGTGACCAGCGTTCCAGGCGTGAGGTCATTCTGAATGGTGCCGCGCACGGTGGTACCGTCAGTTGAGTCAAACGTTTTGTTATCGACTAAAGTTAGTTCCGTAGCTTGAATAGGGTTGTAAGTTACAAACCCATCACTATCAATAAATTGTATAGTTGAGAAATTGTAAGTTTGATAATCAGGAATTGCCTGAGGCGTATTTATATAAACTTGAAACTTACTAATTTCTTGTCCCGAATAACTGACTAAATCAACTTCTTCTTCTCTTGAAAACCCATTAGAGCCTGCAGGGATATTAATAGATGCAGTTCCCATTAACGTACCCGCACTGTTGAAAAGGCGGATACCTGTTTCAATACCGCCGTGTTGTTGCACTCCATTGCCCGCCGCATTCAACCCGATATAAGGCGTCAAACTTATCTTTACTTTTCTAAAAGTAATCGGTATAGGATTGTCTAAAGTATAATCGCAAAGGATATTATTACCACTAGGAGTGTTTTGTAGAGCTACTATTACCCAATTAGTATTAATATTACCATCAAAAAATCTCTCAGGTCCTTGTGGTCCAGACTGAGCTGCCCCTATATAGTAAACAGCTGTTCCAGCAGAATTTACTGGTACATTATTTACTCCTATACCATCTGTAGCAACAGCACTTGTCTTCGGGTAGTAGTTAACATCACCGCCTACACCTGCACCATCTTCAGGTGAAAGGATGGTTGGTGTGTTAATAGAGCCTGTCGGAACAATTTCCCCAAGGTCAACTTTTAACCACGTATCTTCACCTTGACAACCACTATAAACTTTAAGTTGTGGAGGACATTGGCTAGTATCTAACCAAAGGTCATTTTCAGAAGCTGAACCGGGTTGCGTCGAGCTAATAAGGATTTGATCGCCACCAGTGCTAGTAGCTGATAATACATCACCATCAATGGATAAACCAGTGCCAACTTTAATACCACCTCTTACAGAATCTGAAGCGGCAGGTAGGACGTAGTTACTACCATCACCACCACCGTTACCGGTTACCTCTACCCAAGCACCATCTTTTCTACCATAAGTAGAACCGTCAGAAGGTGCATCAGCTCTAGTAGAAGATGCTTCAACCCATTGTGGACTACTGCCATCATTATAGTAAACGTAGAGATTACCATCATCTGTATCCCACCACAATTTACCGTTATAGGTGTCTGCCACTGCTGGAGGATCAACATCCATATGGACAATATCTCTAATCCTATTTTCAATAGCTAATGTAGATCCAATGTAGCAATCAGAAGCATTCCAACCATTATTGGAGTAGTTTGTTTCACCTGCTTTCTTCCAATAGATATCATCAGGATCATCCGGGTCAGGATCAAATGGACCTTCAATAAGACCTTCTACGATACATCTTGTATCTTCAATAGCATTACGCAGTTGACCAAAGTTATCATCAAGATCCTGTGCTTGAATAGGATAACCCGGTTCAAAATTAACTTTAATTGGGTCAATATCAGTTAATCTGTAGACAATAATTTGCTGCCCGTTTTCAGGTGCAACGGTAAAAGTAATGATAGAACCATTAGTACCAGTGTCTACAGTGTAACCATATAAAGGATCATCAGGTCCTTTAGTTACATATTTTTTAGTAATAGCTGAAAACCAAGCAACTTTAACGTCACCAGTTTCAATAAAATCAAAAGGTATGTTGAAAGAAACTTTAACACCATCACCTGTATAAGGTTCTCTAGTGTTACATTCTAGATCAATGTAATCTGCCATAGTTAATAAGAGTATTCAGACCTCAATTCATCGAGGTATTTAGTTGCTTGATCAGCAGCATCATAGTCACCACGTTGTGTGGCTCCTTTAATGACAGCCTTTTGCTGTGCAATGTTTAGAGCAATAGGATTGTCTTCAGTAAAACGATTCCATGCTTGTTTAAAATGTTTAGACCATGTAGCATCTAGACGTTCATGCAGCATAGTATCTTTACTTTTAATTTCTTTATTCTTACCACGACGTTTATTAAAGTCCGCTACTTCTTTTGTCCAATCTAAATCAAGTATCTTCTCCATGTCTCGCTGAAGACCTTGCTCAGCCATGTTAGCGTAGATTTGATTACGTTCACCAGGTGATAACTCTTCACCGTTGATAGGGTTAGCTGTAGGTTTCTGTAGACCAGACCAACCAGTAGCAAGTAGTTTAGATTTAAACTCACTAAGGTCACCCTTTGTCTTAACAAATGGGAACACCTTACCTAATGCAATTTCTAACGGATTAGAACCAACGTTTACTTTACCACCATCAAACGGGTCAATAGCATCAGTCAATGCTTCATCAATTGGTGGGATAAAACGGTTACGATTAGCTAGATAAGATTGCCAATTATTATCTGTATCTTGTAATTGCGGTACTAAAATAGAACTTGCCATACCTCTAACGGATGAACCTGGGATAAGTGAATCTACCATACCAGCAGTATAACGATTCCAAGCTTTAGGATCAAGATCAACCAGACCATGTAGTGTTTCCAGTTCACTATTCCACAACTCATTACCTACGTTAGCAGCCAATGCTTGTGCAATACTACGGAACCATTCAGCACTATCATCCGGTCCACCACCTGCAAATGTAGATCTAACTACATCAGTAGTTAAATTAAGGAACAATTTAAACTCAGTAGGCAGTTGTTCATAGGATACATAATTAGGTTTTTCTGGATCTAAACTAAGATTAATGTGCTCAGGTTTCTCACCTAAACGCATACGTTCTGCACGTTCTTGTTTTGACATCCATGACATACTACCAGTAATAGCTCCACTAGTAGCAAGTAATGCCGCACTCATTACAACACCACTACTTTGAATTTTACGTCCAATGTAGTTTGATTTGAGCATCTGAAATTCATCCATTGATGCACCTTTCATACCATGGATTTCTAATACCTCTTGGATTTGCTCATCAGTTTTAGCCATGATAGTCTTCATTGACCTATCAGACCACATAGCAACAGCACCAGTAGGATCAAATGTAGCAATCCTGGATAAGTTATTAGCACGTGTTGTAGGGAACAGGAAAATACCTTTCAGTGCAGGTACTTTTTGGAACATCTCTTCCATTGCTTTGACTGCTGGTACTTCAGCATTCATTGCAATTTCTTCTGAGGCAAACTTGGCGAAACCAGGTTTAAGAGTACCCTCTTCATCAAAAAGATTTTTGTAGAGTTTCTTTTCCAGTTTACGGAATTGTTTCTTAGACCATGCACCATTAGTTTCCATAGCAAGTTGATCATAAGCATTAACTCTTGAATTAAGAGTTGCCATAAATTGCTTCAGGAAACCATCACCAGCATACATGAGGTTAAATCCCCATTGGTTCATTGATTGACGATTCCACCATCCTATACCTTTAGACATGTTCCAGAGAGCTTGTCTGCCGGGGGACATAGTATAAGATAGTTCTTCCAACTCTTCAAAGTCTGCTAGGTCTTCTTTAAATGTCCGACCAGTAGCAGTGCTGCTATCAAACTTGTAATCTGCCCTGCCTCTACTACGAGCGGCATTAGGATTAGTAATTGAAAATCTAAGGTCATCTCTAAAAGCCTTTCTACCACGTTTAAAAGCGTCTACAATACCACTGTAACCTACTAATGCACGTTGTAGTGGTTTTAGGTTACCTTTCAATGCATACGGTACAGAACCTGCGAAGGTATGGATAGGGTGTGTAGCAAGTCCCCATGAGTTACCAACTAAAGCTTTAGCAGGTGCAACACCATTAATAAGACTAGCTTGTCTAGCAGAGTTTGCTTCACTCAAGATGACTGATGGTACCTTAGGATCACTAATAAAAGACTTCTTTAGAAGACCTAGACGTTGATCAAGGTGTTTAAATAGAGTATGCTGACTACGGACATCACCGTTTGTTTTAGCAAACAAGTTGTAGACTGGACGTAGGTAAGAAGGGTTTTCTTTTGCCATACGTTCTAGTTCATCAACAAAAGCATCAGCTTTTTGACCTCTTTCCCGTGCAGTTTGGAGAAGTTTATCCTTCAAACCCTTTACGTAGTTATCGTCAATTTCTAGGAGACCTTCAATACTACCTGCTTTCTCAGCATAGACAGCACGGAGTTGTCGAGAAGTCTTCTCAATAGACTCACTAATCTCTACCTCTTTGATTAGAGTACGTAGGCGAGGCATCAACAGTTCTTGTAGTCTAGATGTATCAAACATCTCTTCCATCATATCGATGTTACGAGAAAGATCTGCTACACTAGCAGCAGTCTGTGTCTGAATAACAGCAGATGCACGTTGCTTGTATGGACTAACAGCATCAACNANGTTAGAGATAGCACGTTTCATGATCTCTCTTTGACCTTTATCNTGGANTTTAAATGTGTTGCTTACCAGTTTAGTCTCAATGTTATTCAAATCACTGACTACTTTGGTAAAAGCTTCCTCAGAATCAGCAGCAATAGTAGCATCGTATAAGTTGTTTACAGCTTCCTCTACCTGTTGTTTAGTTACTTTTTTACCAGCAACAGAGAATTCAAATTGAGCACCAAGGTCACCTTCTAGTTTAGATAGTACACTAGCACGTCTAGCTTCATCAGCTCGTGACAATACATTGATAGTATCATTATCAATAGCAGGTCGTGACCTACCTTCTGATGTACCAATGTTGTTCTGAATACGTGCCTGGTCAGCCATGAATTCCATGGGCTGTGCCTTCTCATCCAAGGTAACCCGGGATACAGGTTCAGCAGGTTCATTAACGAATGCATTATAACCACCTTCCCCATTAGGGTCAGCTTCTAATACACGTTTACCTTCATCTAGTTGTGCTTTCTGTTTAACTTGTGGTGTTGGTGTACCATCAAACTCTTGAATTAATTGAGAAGCTTTCTCATTAAGAGGCTTATATGCGTTACCACTTTTAGCAGCATTGAAATCAAAAGCAAAGGGGATACCTGCTAGCAGCATGTTTTCAAACATGTTCTTAGCATAGATAGCATCTGGTGAATCACTATCACGTGATGCCCACGGAATATTATATCCTTGCGGTAGAACTTGTTCAAACATTGATGCCAGGTTACCCGCTTCTGATGTTTGTTCAGAGGTAGCAGAGATACCAATATCAGCAGCAAGATAACTAACTGCTTTACCTTTAGCACCTAAACCAAAAGTACCTGCCACACCACCACCTAACAAAGCAGTAGGTCCAACAATAGCACTGATATCTTGAATTGTTTTATTAACAGGATCATCTTTAGCTACACCTTGTGCAACCTCATCCCATTTATCATCAACAGGTTTTAACCCGGGAACCAAGGTACTGACAAGATCCATAAGACCTGTCATCATACCTACACCAGGTTGTGTACCACGTTCTACTGTTTGAATGGGGTTACCAGCTATGCTGTTACCACCAGACAAGTAATCTAATGCACCTAATAGTGGGACATCTGCTGTATTTGTGTTGCTAGCAGCAGCAACCTGTTCAGTTCGTGAGGGTTCAATAGTAGGACCAGCTGCATCGCCAGAATTGANACGTGCTTCCATAGCAGCACCATCAGCTTTCTTTTGCTCAGCTAAAGCCGCTGCCTCAGCAGCAGCAGCCTGCCTTTCTTTTTCCTCTTCTTCTTTGAGTTGTGAATCCGTAGACCACTTAAACTCAGTGTCAGAATAATCCATATTAATTGGGTTGTAATTCAGGTCTCATGTTTCTAGCACTACGCCAGGGATTAGCGGGATTATACTGTTCTCTAAATCTCCGAATAGTTTCTTTTTCCGCTGCTGTCGTGGCTAAACCAGGTCCACCCTGTTGAATCCACCACTGTTCCCACGGTCCATACAAACCATTATTATCTAAATGTACAAAGAAAATACGATCTTGCACGGCTTCGTTGAACAACATATCATCAGAAACACCAGCTATTTCAGCAGCTTCTGCTAGAGTAGTCTCAATGAATTGATATTTACCAACAGCATTTAATTCTTGTGCTTGTAAAGCTTTGACTTCACCTAGTGTCATTTGTGTAAGAGGTCTACCATAACGTGCGGTAGCTCCTCCCGGTGTATCACCACCTTGACCACGATTGATTGCATCNTAACCAGCAGTAGGTGATTCACGTCTACTAACAATACGTTTAACTTGATCACCTAAGGGTGTTGACTGAGCATAAATAGCTTCACCTGTAGCTCCGATAGAAGCAATATCAGTACGAACCTGATTAGGTCTATACTGCCAGTTAAAGCCAGATGAATTCAATAGGTCTTCAGTCTCATCAGTTACAGCAGTAATTTCTTTTGGTAGTTCGTCTAATCCAAGACCCTTAAGTCTACTATTGACAAGATCAACTACACTTGTTTTACCGCCACTACCTTGTTGAATATCATAATAAATAGAAGGTACAGTTAATTTACCACCATTACGGAAATCAAGGTTCATCTTTTCTAATGCTGCCTGTTCACCACTATATAATGGTTGATCAGATGTAAGAGCAGCTTGAGGGTTTGACTTCAGTTTATCACGTACTTCACGTTGTAACCCGTCAAACCCATAGGCTTTCCCAGACATATCATAGCCAGCAAAGATGCCCATACCGCCATCTGTTTTACCATCTTTAATTTTATAGAGTCCATCCGCATCATTTAATTCAGCTTTAAAGTCATCATCTGCTGCTTTTCTAGCAGCTTCATGATCATTAGTTCTAGTTAGTTCTGCAGTATAAACTGCATTCCATCTGCTAGTAGCTGTTTGAATAGCCCATTCTAATGACTCATGTTTCTTACCACCTGCAATACGGTCGTAACCTGCAACCCTATCTAGACCAGCTTTAATAATTTTCTCAGCACCTTTAGATGCTTCAGATGGTACAGAAGAGGATTGCTTAGCTTCAATTTTATTGATAAGCTCAGTCTTTGTTTCAGGTGTCAACATTGAATCCTGTTGAATTTCAGCAATAGAAGGTATGATACCTAATGATAGCTGCCTTTCAACTTGATTTTCAATGTTATCTTGATATTGTGATTTAGAAGTGAGAGGGATTTTAGATTTAATATGTTCTGATAATGCTTTATTACCATCAGCTAGTGCTTTACTAGCCTGCTCTGCTAGGTATTCAGGTGTAACGTCAATTGTACCATCAGCTGCATCTTTTTCTAGTGCAGCATCAAATGCTTTAATCTGCTCACGTTCTCCTACCTTACGTTCATATTCAGATAGTTGATATATCTGCTCACGTTCTTCATTGCGTTGAGTCAGCATATCTTTTACATCAGCACTATACTGTCCCCTCAATGTCTGACCATTAGGACCAAACGGAGAATCTAATACAGCATCAATAGCAGTCATGTTATCTGACCTAGCAAGTTGTTTCAATGCTTCCTTACGAGCTTCACCAGGTGCCTTACCGTTAGTTACTAGAACATTATAGAAATCATTGAATGATTGAGCTGTAGGGTTATTGTTTAATTTAACAGAGAATTTATCTTGTTCTTCAGCTTGTAGTCGTTTAACAGTTGCTGCTGACTCACGGCTCAATAGCTCTGTCTCCATCTTACGGAGTGGATCGAAGAAATATTTATTTTTAACAGCAGGGTTATTTACTCCATCAAGACCTACTTGTTCAAAGAATTTAGTTCTCAATGCAGCCGCAGCAGCTGACCTTTCTTCATGCCCTTCTGCTGTAGCTACAGTAACTGGTCTACCGTTAATGACAACAGCAAAGTCAGGGTTACTCTTATTAGCAGCGAAGAACTCAGGGAACCTTGATACTTCACTTTGTAGTCTACCCGTTTCAAATCCATACTTACCATGACCATAGGAATCCCTACGTAGTAATTGTTTCTCTTCTGGACTCATCACTGAGTTAGGAATAGAATCAATAGTCTTTAGGTATCTGCTATTACTATCAGCAAGTTGGTTCTCTTGTTCATCTAGGGTTTCATAACTACTAGTACCAGCATAGTATGCTAGGTTCTCACCTAATGCTGCTAGTTTTTTATTCTCCGCCTCTTGATCACCAACCATCTTGTCAGTAAGTGATTTACTAAACTGACCTAATGACCTAAGAGTGTCTTTATACTTCCTAGAGTTAGCAAGTTTAGTCTCATTGTTCCTTGCAATATCATTTAATTTACTTTGTTGAGCACCAAGTTGACGTTGCTGCTCACGTTGTAAACTAGGAACAATATCAATAATATCTACAGGGTTAAACGATGCACCCTTGGATTGGGGGCGATACTCCCCTTCATTCATGTAAGAATTTGTCATCATCTATTTGCGTGTAGTTTATTATCTAGCACCATAGCATTAACAAGGTCTCCTCCTAAATCTAATGCAAGGTTAACAGGTGAAGGACCTGATGCTTGAGTAGGTGCTAACGGAGCAATACGTGTTCTAGGTGCAATAGCAACTTGACCATATGCTTGATTACGTGCTCCCTCAGCTTGAAGTTTAAGATCTTGTAGACTTTGTTGCATAGCGATGTCACCACTAAGTAATGACTCTGATAGTTTAGCTTGTCCTCTACCAAATGATTTCAGAACATCTGCATCTAATCTTTGTGCTGATTTACCAGCTGCACCAGTAGCACTTGTAGCACCCTGAGATCTAGCTAATTGGATTAACCTATCTTGTGTTTGAAATGATGCTGCTTTTAAAGCTTCATTCTTCTGTGTCTGAGCACGGGAGAAACCTAATGCAGCAGCTTCATCAATACTTCTAATCTGTTGTTTGTATTGACTTTTCTGGAAGCCATATAACTGCCTAGCATAATCATCTTCCTGTTTGTAGATCTTCAGTTGTTGTTTATATTGCTTAGCTGCAGCTTCATTCTGTGCTCTGGCTTCATTACGTTGACCGAAGAACCCACTAATTGATTGAGCTGCACTAAGACCTAAAGACGCAATTGCTAAAGGTAGCATTTTTGAAATTTAATAAAGGGTAATTGATTAGGTCCGAATGGTACTTCTTCTAAGAATTCAAACCCTAAGTGTTTTAATAATTTCAGATGAACAGTGTTCCGTTTATCTGCAAAGTTCCACAGTATACTTTCTGATCGACTATCAATAAAGCGTTTAGCTTCCCTTGTAAAAGTGATCGGGAAGTCATGGATAGCAGGTGTACATAGCATCCAGATGCGTCCGTCTCCTTCTATTCCAGCTAGTCCGGCAGTCCTGCCGTCAGGTACTGTGAATGATACACAGGTGCCATTGAGAGAAGCGATGGGTATATCTATGGTAGGAATTATACCATGACCTTCTACTGCCTCTCTCAGGTCATCCTGGCGTAGGTTAGAAGCTACCTGATAAGCAGCCTCTAACGTACATGGGTGAATAAATTTAGACACGTCTATAATAACGGTTGGTGTAATCACCTTCCCATCTCAAGGAATAGATGATACAAGGTAAATTAAAATCGCTCCTAATAGAAATATTAACGTTAGTATTACGATCATAAATAGGTACAGTCTGTTCCTGTTCAAAAGCAATAGGATAATCAACAACACCCGGTGTCACATTAGGACCTGGAGCTGCACCAGCTATAACGCCATCTGCATAAGGTTGCTCATATAGCATTGTATAATCATCTTTACCATACCTTTTGATATCAACATGATAAGCACCTACTGCACCATGATTAATTTTATATCTATGCATAGTTAAAGATGCTGTAGTATCAGCACGATACTCAGTTCCATCGCTCTTACCTACATAATATTTAGGCAGGTCAACCTGACAGTTATATTTAATACCAGTTATATTTACTGNNAACATTTTATTAGAAGGGTCTTTTCTAAATACACTAGGAACAACATCTTCATTACCTGTCTTCTCCCAAGGTATAAGATCCTCAGGTAATTCTGTCCAGTAGTCAACAAACTCTGGCATGTCAGTAGGATTAGCTGTTGCACCATCGAAAGCTTCAACATCTAAAGATGTGAGATAACATTCCGTTGCATCTGTAGTAGCGTTACCGTTACCTGTAATGACAAACATCTTAGATCCACTAAAGAAATGATGTTTAATAGGATGGGGAAATTCAAATCTAATCCACGCTGTCTGTTGATCAACTTGACTACTATCTTTTAAATATACATACAACCACATAATCTTTGTCAGTTCTACATCTGTAGCTGTCCTATTCTTCTTTATAGGCATAGGTTTGCTGTATGCCAGAATGTTGTAAATACGGGAAGATGATGTGTGCGTATATCCTTTAGAAAATTTAGCTTGTACAATTTTACTACGTTCATTGATATCAACCTGACCACGGTCAAACACGTTTGTCATTTCATACATACGTGTAGCTTCCTCATTAGTAACAAAACTAATGTTAGTGCTTAACATACGTGGTGTACTGTTTGGCTCAAATTCATAGTTTGCAATCTGAGTTACATTGACAGTAGAAGGTGATAGGATATCTGAGTTCGTAAAGAATTGATATTGAGTATTAGCTCCAAAGATTACTAAACCGTTGTTAGTTACGATGCTACCATACAAAGGGTCTGATATATTTGTATTTGATATAACATCAATAGGATCGGAGATAGATGAAGTCAACGCAGTCTTAGGGAAGAAATCTGTTATGTTTTCAGAGCTACTAGTTATAATAGTACCGACTGACGTAAGGAATATAAGTCTATTTTTGAAGAAATTAATCCCAGTAATTTTAGCAGTATCATCAATAAAACTTGGGTTATATTTAGACGTACCTGCTGATCTACTTTTCCAGTTTATCCTAGATACAACAAAATTTTTACCAGTACATGTAATCATGTGTGGCATCGTTCTATTGACAAACTCCCTAGGTTCATATGGTTTAGCAATCTCTTGCCAGAAACCTTGACCACTATTATCTACAACTACATTAACTTCATCTTCAAATGGTATAGAGTTAATAAATTTAAAGTAGACATCATCCGTCTCACCAGTTGAATTTCTAACTCTAACTTTAAAATTAGGCTTACATTCTATAGGCAAGTTAGCCACACTATTGCAATAAGCAATCGGTACTAGATCTGGATTATCTGTGTCCAGCACCTTCTCAGTATTTAGGATATTAAATAAATCTATATCAGGAGTATCTACTAGGAATGGGATTTTAGATTTTAAATAAATACCATTACCAATAATNTCAACTTTGTCGAATACATTATCAGTATCTTTAGTATCGATTTCGTTTTTTAATTCTATTAATATGTTATCAATAGATCCTGCATCGGAGTCTTCAGCTTCAACTTTAATTAGATCTTTAGCTTCTACAACTGAGAGGATCTCACTAACTTTAAACCATAAATCAAAAGTCTGACTATTACCATTTTTTTCAGACATTTTGATGTAAATAATATCATCTTCCTTGAAGCCTTCACCACCATCTACAATTTTAATATCGTAGAAGTCGTATCTCATCTTATCAGTTCCAGCTGTAACTAACTGACCACGTAGTTTAGCTTCTATTTTAAAAGCTTTAGTAATGCGATCAGGCTCTCTTATTGATGTAGGATTACCGTCTTGATCATTACTAACATCTATTTTTTCCGACTCCCCTTCTACTGTAACACCTGTAAGGTTTAAATCTTTATCGCTCCAGTAATCGTTATAATTTAATCTATTAGTTTTTATAATAGTACCGTCTTCTACAACCCTTACTGTTTTGAGTGGGTCATCCTCTTTTTGTTTGATCGGGTCAATCTTTAAAGTGTAAGTCCTTGATGGGTCTAAAACTTTAGTCTCAATAAAAGCGTAGTATTTTTGTTCATCTTCTTTAGGTGGAGAGTTTCCTTGCATTACTGTCCTAATCGCAGGATTAGTGACAATAATATTATCCTTGATACTGACAGTTTTCAATGCCTTTCTGTTCTTTTTATCTAGATAGAAATCCTCCTCGTTATCAGTGTATTGTTTTTTAAAGAAATCAAAAGATACTAATGCTTTATTACCCTTTTTATCTTCTAACTTTTCTACCTCACCACTTGTGTAAAATTTACCAAGTTCTAAAGCTACTGTAGAATACTTTACCTCAACAGGTGTACCCTCTAGATCCCAGAAAAATACTTGACCATCTTTATTAGAGATGTATCCTAAGTATTGTCCTGACCTACCTACTTGATTGTTACGATCGAATTCAATCCAAGTACCATCACCTGATATACCATCTAATTTATCTATCCATTTCATACCCGGTCTTTTAAGTAGACCATAAGTAACATCAGGTAGGAAGTTCACGCAGTCCCGTACTTGACCAGGTTTCTTTAATTCATCAGGTTGTTCATTGATCCCACCGAAAAAGTTAGGGACTAGCTGTGATACTGCTGTCATCGTTGAAGAGTTCTATAAGGTTGATATGATCGGTAAGAGACACCAGATGGTGTTCCAAAGAAAGAGCTATCACTTTGATTACATTCGTATTCCATACATGCTGCACGGGCTTGTGCCTCCTGCATAGATAACATTTGAGTCAACTCAGGGTTAGAGACTAATTGTGTAGCAGCTCTACCACTAGCTCTGAGTGTAACCAACCTCTGGAATACAGTAGGTATCTCTGCATACTCTAATAGGAATACGTAATCTAGTTTAATTGGTCTATTAAATTTATAGGTGTGGTGATATTTATCATACAGACGGGTTCCGCGTTTAACCGGATCACAGTCTCTATAAACTTGACCTTCTGATTTATCTAAACGGATAACATTAGGTGGTATATTTATTTCATTATAATCATTAGGTAGCATTTCATAACAATACTCAGTATTGAATACCCACCCTTCTGTCTGGACATCTGTATTGACATCCATTAATAGGTTATGGACAAAAGCGATTTCAGGGTTTAGATAGACCAAAGTCTTATCTTCATTCTGATAGATACGTGATACTGGTGCTTGTCCAATAGCTCCCAGTATTGAGTTCACACTGGAAAGTTCGGTTTCAGTTGACATTGATTATTATTCTCAATAAAGGGATAAAAAAAAGCCCCCCGAAGGGGGCGGTGAATATCAGGAAGTAGGAGCAAGACGAGTAGTACTTGCAGAGTTTCCATAAGCTGTGGTTGCCCACTGCTCAGTCTCAGACTTAACAGTAGAACCTTTCACTACAGCCAGACCATCGGGGTCATAGCTGCGTTGTGTCTTAGCGACACTAAAACGAGTTGTAGTAGCCATAATTATTCTCCACCAGGAGCAGGTGTTTGGTCAGGAATTTCAGCACCACTTGATGCTGTAGTTGTATAAGCAGACTTAGCCGCAGTCCGACCAGACTCAACCGGCGTGAGAACATCTTGTGTGATGCTCCCAGCCAGTCCAGTTTGGTTAGCGACTTCACAATACTGCTGTGTACCAGGAGTAATGTTAGAAGCCATAATCAAGCAGCCTGCAGTTCGATTGCAGCAGCAGGGTTCAGCCAATCAGCACCCATGGCGAGACGACCGATAATCATATCACCCTGGTACATTGCACGGACGTCACCGCCAGTGGTTTGCACACTAGGACCGATTGCTTCTACAACAGCAGCAGCATCACGACCGTAGATCAGACCACAATGTGCAGAGAAGTCAGCAGCATAATCGTTGTTCTCACCATTCACACGAGCAACAGTACCAGCCATGAAAGGCAGGTTGTTGGAACGCTTAATGGAGATACCAGCAATCTCATAGAGACCTTCACCACTGTTCAGGTTGCCTTGAGTATTTCCATAATCTCTGTTAAGAATATTAGAATCTACCTGGCTAATCAACCCATAGTACTGCCGTGGTGACAGCACTGCGGTGCGTCCGCTACTAGGAACGTTCTTTTCATCCAAGATACTCGCGGCTTCAAAGAAGCTATCTACGAGAGCTTGAGCATTGAACTCATTACCAGCACCCAGTTTAATCACAGAACCACCGGGTTCAGGACCAGGACCTGTAGTGATTGGGTGAGCGGTACGTGCAGACTTAGCAATGACGCGGAAGATTTTCTTGTCATATGCTTCAGCCAGAGCGTGACCGATCTTAGCAGAGATCTCAGACCGCAAGCTATAATGAGCAAGTGTCTCATCGAGATCATACAAAAATGCAGAAGAAATCAGCAGGTCATCCATAAGGATGGTCTTTTCTGCCACCGGAGGATCACCACTACCTAGGATTGGGGTACCTGGAGAATGATATTCTGCCGTCATTCTACCGGTGTAGATGAACTGAAGGCTCTTACCATTGCGGAGGGTACGATTCTGAACGGTACCTTTAGCGATGCAGCTAGACTCATAAGCCTTGATCATCTCGCCTGAAAACAGTTTCAGGTAGGTAGCATATTTAGCATTAGTTTGAGCTGTCTCGTTAGCATTACCAGAATGGTATCCCTGAGACAGGGCTAGTTGGGGGTTCGAGTTAATCGAACCATTAGGAGTTGGATTAGCAGCATCTGCGCTAGTTGAGATGCCTTTTGATACAGCAGCCATTTTAAAAAATAAATAATAATTGTATGTACAGTCTTCTCAACGTTGAAAATTTTTTGTTGAAAATGTTAAGGTCTTTTCATACCGTGCACGGTAGAGGTATCCTCGTAAGGGCTCTACCAATGACTGGGAGGGGAATCGAACCCCTCCTACACCATCAGCCTATTTCTTTATAAACCACACCTCGATAACGCAAAGCATCAACGTGATAACGCTGTGCTTTCTTTTTCTGGTTAGCGAGAAAACGAATAAGGTTCATTGACATAATTAATACCTAGTAATCCATGCCCCGTTCCATGCATGGTAGATATGCGCCCCGAAGGGTGAACGTACTAGATAATTACAGCGAGGCTACAGCTGAGCCTGCTGGAGAAGTTTTAAGGTTCTGTGCTTTACGTTGAGCTACAGTACCGTTGTCTGGATTGTCAGGACTAGTAGTAGGTGCTTGACAATTACCAGGGATAAAGAGTTGATCAGTAGCAGCTGTTGTTACAGCATACTCTACTGTATGATCTACATCATATGCCATCAGCCTTCAGCCTCCAGGAATGTTTTGTCAATTGCTTTGATAGCACCATTCGACTTGTCAACAACAAGGAACAGGTAGTTATCAGCACCACTATCAGTAGGTACAGCGTCAGCAGAAGTNACACCAACCAAGTTGTTTACGTTATCACCATCAGCAGTCTTAGCATCAAGCTGAGTCTGCACGTTAGAGGTAACACCATCAACATAGTTGAGTTCTGCAGTAGTAGCAGTAACACCATCAAGGACGTTAAGCTCAGCAGCAGTGGATGTAACATCGACACTATCAAGCGTCAAGGTGAGAGCATGAACACGACCAGCAACGGTGAGAGCATTCAGTGCTGGATTATACTGAACACCAGCATCAGTGAAGACAGTCTCTGCAGTAGCAGAAGCGTTGTCATCAGCAACAAAGGTCATGTAATGGGTAGAATTAGCTGAACCCGTTTCAGTCTTTGTACGATCTGCTACAGCACTACCAGAGGCAGCACCTTCTGCTGCAGTCTCCAGGTCTTGGAGAGCAGTTTTGATGTCAGAGTCATCAGAGATAGTAGAACCAGTAAAGGTTCCAAGTCCTGTAGTGTTCTCAGCAACACCTGAAAGGCTTACAAGATCATCTACGTTAGCATCTACCTCAGCGACAGTCACGCTGGTTGCACGGGCTTCTACAGCAGTCTCAAGGAGCTGCAGGATAGCCTTCAGTGTTTGGTTATCTGTAACGGTAGAGCCAGTGAAGGTTCCAAAGTTTACAGAGTCCTTGGCAACACCAGACAATGTAGCAACATTATCAATATGTGTTTCGTTAGCATTGATCAGGTTAGTGATCGTAGTACTGAATGATGCATCGTCTGCCATAGCAGCAGCAAGTTCATTCAGTGTATCAAGAGCACCCGGTGCACCATCAACAAGGTTAGATAGTTGCGTAGTTACATACGCTTCTGTTGCCATCCCGGTAAACAGGTTAGCACGGGTAATCCTTTTAGATGAGTAGCTACTACCACCATCGGCAGTATCTGCTACATAAATTAGATCATCATCTCCCGCAGATGTAATAGCGGTGAGTGCTGAAAGTTTTGAAGAAGCCATTTATTCTAGAATAAGAAAGTGAGATTGTTCTAATGCATTAAGTCGGGTGGCAAGGGTTGCGAGATCATCTTGGACAACAGCCCAAGAGTTACGTACATTGACGAACTCATAAGTACGACCATTGGGATGGATTACTCGCTCTCCATCCGTGGGGTTATTAGGGAAATCAAACATGGTGGACTGCTCCTTAAATCTCTACCCATTGATTAGAGTTACCATCATTGATATAGATTTTCATTTTCAATGCGGTCTTGTCAAACCATAGTTGACCCTCTGAAGGGTTCTGTGGTTCACTAGTAGATACAGCTACCTGACCAGCAGTCAAGCTGTTAATATTGTCACGCATCTGTTTAATGGTGACACCAAATGCTGACTGAGTATCCAGTACAGCTACGACTTTAGTTCCGAATGCAGACATAATTAATCAAGAGNGTCAACGACGTAGAAGTTTATAATGGCAGAAGTACTAAACTCTTGGGTGTTAGAATCAGTAAGAGTACAAGTAACTGTTGCAGCACCTTCTGTAGGGAATGTAAGTACAGTAGATGCAGTTTGACTACCAACCATTAATGGGTAGTCACCGCGAGCAGTCCATGCATAAGTAGGAGTAGCATTACCTGTAATACTTACAACAACAGGCAGTGGATCATTCATAAGAATGGTCAGTGGTGGTGCAACTGTAATGTCATAATCAATGTCATTAACAGTTACTGAAACATCATCAAACTCACTGTGAGGTACGTTGATAACTCCACCAAAACTATTTATTTGAGTGACAGGATCATCAGAAGTATCCCGTGCTTGACACTGGAACCTGACCTGACCAGGGCTGTTAACAGTGTAGACAATACTAATTGCTGTGTTATCGTAGTTAGTCCAAGAACCATTAATCCAACCATCATCAGCACTATCTCTAGTCTGGAGACGATGCCGATAGACTGTTGTTTCTGGATTACCTCCAGTATATGTAGCGGTAGTGAATGCTATTGTGTCCCCAATAATGGCAGTGTTGCCGTCATTATTTACAACTCCAGTAGCGACTACTAGTTCATCCCATGGGTCCGGTCCAGGGACAGGTTCCCACGGGTTACCGTCTTGGTCAACAACCTCAACGATGTTGACACGCTTCAGGTAATGGGATTGATTTTCTTGTTCAACATTACCTACGTTAGCAATGTCTAATCGTTTGAGGTAGTGACTCATAATTAATTTAACCTATTGTAGGTGCTGAGAGAGCAACAGGAGTGCTAGAAGCAGAAGCCAAATCAAGAGGGAAGTTATGTGCATTTCTTTCATGCATGACCTCCATGCCTAAGCTGGCACGGTTGAGGATGTCTGCCCATGTGTTGATAACATGACCTTCACGTGAAATAATGGATTGATTGAAGTTAAATCCGTTGAGGTTGAAAGCCATGGTGCTGACGCCGAGACTGGTAAACCAGATGCCGACGACAGGGAATGCTGCCAGGAAGAAATGAAGAGAGCGGCTATTGTTAAAAGAAGCATATTGAAAGATAAGCCTACCAAAATAGCCATGTGCGGCAACGATGTTGTAGGTTTCTTCTTCTTGTCCAAACTTGTAGCCATTGTTATGTGATTCAGTTTCAGTAGTTTCACGTACAAGTGAAGAGGTAACAAGTGAACCGTGCATAGCACTGAACAATGCACCGCCAAAGACACCTGCTACACCCATCATGTGGAAGGGGTGCATCAGGATGTTGTGTTCAGCTTGGAACACAAACATATAATTAAAGGTTCCAGAAATACCAAGAGGCATAGCATCCGAGAAGGAGCCCTGACCAAAAGGATAAACCAAGAACACTGCCGTAGCTGCTGCTACAGGCGCGGAGTAAGCTACGAAAATCCATGGTCTCATTCCGAGTCGATAACTAAGTTCCCATTCTCGTCCCATATAAGACCAGATACCGATAAGGAAGTGAAACGTGACAAGTTGGAAGGGTCCTCCATTGTACAGCCACTCATCGAGTGATGCTGCTTCCCAGATTGGATAGAGGTGTAGTCCGATAGCGTTTGAAGACGGGACAACTGCTCCTGAAATAATGTTATTTCCGTAAAGGAGCGATCCAGCAACTGGTTCACGAATGCCATCAATATCAACAGGGGGAGCCGCAATAAATGCGATAATAAAACAAGTTGTAGCAGCGAGTAGGCAAGGAATCATCAAGACACCAAACCACCCTACATATAGACGGTTATTTGTGGACGTCACCCACTTACAGAACTCGTCCCAGCTGGAGCGAGTCTGTTGTTGTTGCAGAATTGCAGTCATAATTAATTTCAGTGTTGAACCAACCCACCCACCACAAGTTCAATTAAATAAAAGTTTCAGTAAAGATGTAATTACCATCTTGCAGCAAATTAATAGTAACATCATAAGAACCATCAAGACGATCATTCATGGTGTTACTACCAAAGGTAAATGTATCTGTGTTGTTTTGAAATGTATTGGGAATTAAACTTACACGAGTACCAAAACCTCTGAAAGGTTTTTTACCACTGAGATGCAGCTGAGTATCTTGACCACCAACAAAGGTTTCATCGTAGATACTATCTGTGACTGTCACTTCAACACCAGTAATAACATCATTCTTAAATAACTTGTAGGATACTTCATCCCTCTGTGTTTCCAAGAAGTCTAGTTCTTTCTGGTTTTCTTCCAAACGGTTAGTAAGTTTATAAAACCGACGAAGTCTTTTAACTGAAGATCTTTCATCAAGAAGTCCTTGAATCTTATTCAGTTTCCTCTCAAGCCTTACCTCTTTACGTAAGGCGTCTTGTAGTGTAAAAGTCATTAGAAGCTATAGGTAAAGCCTACTTTTGTACCAAGGTTAAGCTCATCAAAAGAGAACTCTTTGTTGTTAGTGACAAAGGATACCTCACCGTAGAGATCCAGGTCATCAGCAAGAGCAGTAGTGAAACCAGCTTTGCCAGAGTACTCAGTCTTAGCACCTTCACCACGAGCTGCTACGAAAGCAGGACCACCTTGGACATAGATACCATTGTCAAATGTATAACCAGCGTGTACTTCAGTAATACCTGTACCAAATTCTTGGTCACGGAATGAAGCATTGTTCTCAATGTTTGCATAGGGTCCAGCTACAGCAGGTGCAGCAGCGGAAAGGAGGATACCAGCAGCAAGAATAGTTTTCATAATTAGTTGGATTTACTTTTTAATTTTTACACAGTTGTTAACTCGGGTACCACCCTTTACTTTTGTTCCAGACTTTTTGTAACCCTTCCAACAGGAAGAGTCAAGGCGTTGTTTGGTTGCCTTTTTCTTTTTCATTACCAGATACCGGGGATGATTTGACCTGTCATAGCATAGGCTCCGAGTGCAGCGATGATACCCATCATTGCAACACGTCCGTTCAATTGCTCAGCTCTTTCGTTGTGATTCACAGTGTACCTTTCGTCGAATGTCATTGGTGGTTCTTTAGCGTACAGGTTTTGCCGTCCGCCGTCTTCTACAATAGTGGTCATTGATAGTTAATGTCTGATCTTTCTAATTTTTGGAATACGTCTTGTCGATAAGCAGGGTCTCGATCATAACGTGGGTCTTGCATTGCTGCTACAACTTCAGCTTGACTTCTGAATGTGTCTTGCACTTGTCTAGCAGCACGACCTGTTAGCATCTCGCCTTCAAATCCATTTGATTTTTCATACTCAGCTTTCAATCCAGCTACTGCTAGCTGTACCATACGTGCTGAGCCTTGTTCAACTAGATTATCAAAAGCTTCGATAACATCAGTTTCTAGATTGGATCCAGCCCATGCTGTCAGTTGTTCATAAGCTTCATCACCACCTGCAACTGATTTAATTGATTGAATTTCATTGTCATTTAAATCACGTTGTGGTTGCTGACCTTGAGTTGACATGTAAGCATCAATCAACTCATCACTTGATAGTTCACTGAATGCCTGACGCATCTCATCTGTAAGCTCTCCTTTCTCTGCCCAATATTGTGATGCTTCGTTGATTAGTTCAACAGCTTTGTTAGGTTCTTCTACTTCTTCGGTGGGCGCTTCGTCCCGCACCCCTTCTTCTGCATCTTCATTGTTAGTACCTAATTTCTTTTGTAGTTCGATGTAAGCTTGTTCTAATGCTTCAGCATCTTTAAACTTATCAGCATACATACGTTGCTGATCCTGCTGAGCCTGTTCACCAATAGCCAGAGCTTCTTGCTCAGCCTCGTTGAATTCAGGCTGGTCAGCAGGGGTGGGATCATACGTCAGTTGTGCCATTAACAGTAATTACTTTTAGTTTACCGAGACCTACTGTCTCTACATAGTTTTGACTCCTCCCCAACGTTGGTGTACCAACCTTAGCACGCTTCTCGTACTTCTGTGGCTCGGGGGTTTCCACTTTGAGAACTGGTTTATCAGTGGGCTGGTGCTCCACTTCTTTAACTGTCCTTGGTGCTTCAGGTTCAGCCTTCTTCCGGCGGGTTTTCCTCGTCACCCCTGCCTTGTGCTGATCCAGCGGTTCCAATTTCATCTATCATCTCCTGTGCGTTAGGGTTTTTGGTGGGATCCATCATCGGACTACTAGCAAACTGACCAGCTTGTTTAGTCAGTTCCTGTTGTGCCATCATCTCTTGCTGTTGCTGCGTCTCAGCTTGGACATCTGTTACACTCTTGACGAGGTTCAGATAATCAATACCTTGCGCTGCTGCTAGCCGTTTGATGTACTCATCAGGGTTGACAAACTTAGCTAGGGTTTCAGGACCCATAGTTTGTGAGATAGTAGTGATGAATTGAATCAGTGATTCCCTATCTTGACCACGACCAAGTGCATTGACACCAGCAACAATAGCTGGACGTACAAGACCTTTAGGTAGTTTAGGTAGTTGGTCACTGCGTTGCAGTACCATTAATGTCCTTTCAAGATAAGGTTTGAGGAACTCATCAGTCAGCAAGGAGAACATTCCACCTAGCTGTTGCTCAAGTTCCAATTGTGTCAGGCGTACTTCTTCAGCAGTAGTACGTTCTGATTGTCTGATGTTCAATACCATGAATGCATCAGAGATACGCTGACCAAGAACGTTAGCCATTTCATAGGCTGTCTTAAAGTCAGCAGTCTTACCCACTTGTACAACTTGTACATCATCAGGTCTACCCTGAATGATTGCACCGTTGCCAGCTTGAGCAAGAGTCTGTGGTTTGGTAGTGCTTGAGGGTGATACAAGGAACACAACCTTAGCGGCTGCTGCAGAGCCTTCTATCAATGCCTGAGAGAGTGCTTCGAGTGACTTAAGATCACCCAAGAATTCCTCTACTCTACCACGACCATAAGCTTCACCATCAAATGATACGAAGCGGAGAGGTAACCATGGACTTGCATTCTTTGGTGCTGTACTACGGCTCTTAGGTAATGTACAATCAAGACATTCCTGATACCATACCCAGCGACCACTTTGCTTATCCAGTTTGACGTGTGTGTATACTTCCACGTCGTCATCCCTAGTGCCTTGACCTGTCCTACCATTCAACCCACCACCGGCACTAACTTCATTGGGTTTAGGTTCTTTAGATACAGGTAGGTCTACAAGTTTCCTACTAATCAATTCTTTAGTAACGATTTCAATGACGTTGCCATTGCCATCACGTTCTAGAACATAACGATTTAGTGGGAAGTTTTTAAGACCATCTTTACCCATAAAGATAAGAGAGTTACCAGCAACAATGAGATGTTTCATTGCTTGATGGATTACTACTCTATCATTAGAGGAATTAATATATGCCATGACCATCCGTTCCATCTTACTGAAACTTAAGTCAAGTTCACTCCTTACTTCAGGAGTGTCAAACTCACCTAGCTTATCATCACGTACTTGTAGTTTAAAGAACGTAGTTTGTGGTGGTAGTAGTGCAAGCATTAATTTAGATGCAAGTGTTACTACTGCTTTAGCACCAACTGATTGCCAAGGTGTCTTTAGTTTTTTATGATCTGAGTTATCATTCTCTTGCTTAATAAGATAAGGGAGAGTTAGTTCAGAGCATTGTTTAGCTACGTCAAGGAATTGTTGACGTTCTGATTGAAGTTGATTNTATCTCTGTCGAGCATTCATACGTTCAATCCTTTACTACTGTTGATATTTAATGAACCTCTTAGGCTATTGGTTTGGTTTCTATTTCTAGAAGATCCAGTAGATTTTTGATTTCCTATTCTAATGTCTGGTGTAGCNCCCACTGGTGTCAACATCTTTGGAGCCATCATTACTTTAGGCGTTTGAGGTGCTGGAGGAGGAGCTACGGGGTCAGGCATTTTAGGAGGTTTAGGCATCTTAACCTTGGTTGATCCCATGCACATGTTACTGTTCCATTTGTTGTTGTAACCATTCCACCACCGACCTTTGACCAGCACGATACATGATCGTTGCTAGGTCATCAGTTGGTGAAGGATTAACGGGTGGGAATATTTCGTTAGCTTCATTTAGAAGTGTGTTTGCTTGAAGACCTTTAGCCTCAAGCATATTGAGGGAGATTGACATTACTATGTTCAAAGAAAGCAGGCATTCTTGCAGCCTTAGTGGCAGAAAACTCTGGAGCTTTTCCCTGATACATCAGGTTATCGCTAGAATCGAGCCAAAATTTTTTGTCCAAATATCTTACTTCAGTATTTCTACCTAGTGGTTGCATAACCCAATTGATAGTGGCTTTCCTGAGTTTATCCAGGGAAGCAGACGGTCTGAGTCCCANTTCCGNACACACGAGAGAGTTCGCTGCAACATGAATCTGTTCATCTCNNNNGATGTCGGCNGATACGGTACGCATTCCAGCGTCACCATTCCACCGAAAAAAGGGGAGAAGTACGAAGAAGATTGCACGCTCAGCGACCATGGCTTTGAGCACAGTGTGATCTGGGTGCGCCATCCACGCTTCTTTAAGCTTAAGTGCTTCTGCTTCTGCCCTGTCATCCACACCGTAAGCATCGGCGATGTAACCGAGAGCCAGGTCATGGTTCTCTTCATCGGTGACGTTTGAGAGGAGTAAGTTGCGTGCCACAGTCGGCACTTCAGTAGCCAAGGCATCAGTTATAAAATCTCCCACAGGTAGTTCCATATGCCTTAAGGCAAGAGCACGGTGTATCGCTTCTTCTGCGCCTTCCCGGCATGAACTTGCAGTCGGTTTGACTGGTGTCCATTTGCGCTTTCGCGCCATCAATTTGTCGTAGGGGTTCATGTGTAATCAATTCCAAGGTGGTCCATCACTGCATTAATATTATCTGGTGTAATGTCACCATCGTGGATCTTTATAAGTTCAGCTTGTAGATCAGCATTATGTGTCTGAAGGTCAGCCAATTGCGTTTGCAAGTTGGCTCGTGCAGAGCTAGCTGCAGCAAGTTGTGTTTGCAAAACTTCGATTTTGTTCAACAAATTTGAGCTATCCTGACCGGCTACTGCAGATTGGATAGCTTCAGCAATATTTCCAAGCTGGACAACCAGCTCAGCAATTAGTTTTTGTTCTCTTGTTAATACGGCGCTCATTCTTGACAATCACATTGGGGTTCAATTGAAGACCCCTCATAGAATAGGTTGGCAAGATATTCATCA